CCCATCAATGCCCATCTCTCCCGTCCCCTCCAGGGAGCCCTTTGGAAACATCTCTTGTCCTTTCCCCAGTTTCAACTGGTCGGCGAGTCTCTCTCCGGGGAAGTCCTTCACGATCTCAACAATCGTCATCATAAGACTTCCCTCGAGCTGAATTCCGACCCCGTGAACGATAAATTCGTCTCGGGCGACTTCTCCGCCGCCACTGATACCCTGGACATCCGTTTCTCAAAGCTCCTCCTCGAAACACTTCTCGAGGGGGTACCTGATCAGGACAAGGTACTTAAGAAAATCTTCCGGGACACCCTTCTCGAACAGACTATCATCTACCCCAATCCCGGTCCGGAACCGATCATCCAAAAGAACGGACAACTTATGGGTTCTGTTCTCTCCTTCCCCTTCCTCTGCCTCGCGAACCTATACGCCTATATAGCTTCCCTCGCAGACGGGGATTTCGGAAGAGCTTATTCCCTCATGTCCGACCTCCGATTGATCCGCCGTCTTCCGGTCCTGATCAACGGCGACGATATCCTCTTTCGATGCTCTCCGAGGCGCTACCAATCATGGCTCCTCGAAATCTCGAAGGTGGGTTTCCGACCCTCCGTGGGGAAGAACTTCATTCATAAGAAATTCTTCACCATGAATTCCCTTCCTTTGGAGTTCTCCCCACGCCCGCGGAATAACCGCGAATACACGAACAACCGTTCGTGGCCCGACCTCTTCGAGTTCGAGTTGGCTAATCCAGGCTTTCCCTCGGATATGCCCTCGACGGTCACGGACACCTTCACTGTCCATGGCTTTCTGAACGTCGGTCTTCTCACTGGCCAATCCAAGCTGACCGGTCGGGAAGGATTGAAAGACCTCCCTATTTCTGGGTGGCACGCTCAATCCGTCCTCTCCGCCATCAACCCGGCTCAGGCCCATAACTGGTTCATCCACTACAACCTTGCCGACATCCGTCGACAAACTATGTTTGGAGGGACCACGCTCAACCTCTTCGCCCATCCACTCTTGGGCGGTCTGGGGTTCTCGATCCCTCCTGGCGTCGAGCCGCGATTTTCCGACCCCCAACGTCGGATCGCGCGAGCCCTTTTCCTCTCCGCCGTCTCTACCTACGGTGGTCAGGAGTCCGAGTACTCTCTCCCATCCCTCGTCACAGTCTCCACCGCTTCCTTAGCGGTTCGGCCTCTCGGCTACAAACGACGACGGGTTGAGGTTGAGCTCTACCCCTTCGGAACACCTTTGGCACCCGGTCGGGAACCATTCGAAGATACTACCCAGATATCTCGAACTCCCCTATCGGCCCCCTACATGGTGTTGGCAGATATAGACGTACCCTCCAAGGTCGAGTGTCGTCTTACTGGCCGCCAGCTCCGGTCCCTTTCGGGGCGTTGGGGGAAATATTCTGTGGATCTCCATCCTGTTGATTCCATGACTACCTTCCCCTTCGTCCCCGTCCGCACCGACAGCAGTGTCGAAGGCTTCTCGATATATTCACCTAATATCCCCTTCGTAGATATCCCGACCACGTCGGATATCTTTGAGGACGAGTTGCCCTTTGCGTCAAATCCTGACGCGATGGAGATCATCCCCTCCATCCGACCCTTGGTCCGAGCCCCGGCCCTCCAGGAAAACGATTCTCTTGGGGAGGTCGCTAGCTGGGAAAGCACTTCCGTCCACCTCGCGTTGACGACTGCTGTTTCCGCTTCCTACCTCTCCGAGATCGTTGATCTCCCCGGGCCCCTCCCTCGCATACAACGTAGTAGCGAGGGCCGTCGCCGTTTCCGCGTGTATAAGCGTTCAAATCTCTCGAACGTGTTCTACACCGGATAGGCAGACCAGGGAGTCGTGTGAACGCTCGCCCCCTTCGAACGTGGCCCAAAACGGTGGACATTCACTTCTGTCCTTAATCTAACCGTACGAACCAAACCGTCTAGAGACTGCACGGCGCCATCAACACACACGATGAACAGTCCCCGAGTGTTACGGGTCTTCCCCACATAACACACTCCCAGCTATATGCCCCGCGGAGTAAAAAAGGCCCTCAAGCGTGGCCTCAATAACGCTAAGAAGCAACTTGGTCCTGTCGTCAAGGCCATTGCCCGAGAGGCTGTCTCGGCTGCTAAAGCAGAAGCTAAAGCCCAAGGACTCGGACTACTCAAACGGGGTGTCAACTACTCGAAGAAGAATATCTTCGGGAACGGTGACTATCGTACGAACGGTCTGATCCACGGTATGCCAAATGCGCAACCGTCCTTTGGCTCCACTTCATCCACCTTTCGCCGCCGAGAACCGCTCGGAGCCGTCGTTTCCTCCGCCACCACAGGAAATTTCGACATACAGAAGTTCCGGGTCAACTGTGGTATCGCTACCACCTTTCCCTGGCTCTCCGGGTTCGCTAATAACTACGAATCCTGGAAGCCCCTTTCCGTCATCTTCGAATATGTCCCCACTTCAGGAATGTCCGTGGCATCCGGTGACACTGCCCTTGGCTCTGTCACTATGTCTGCTCAGTATAACCCTTTTGCGACTGATCCTCAGAATCTTCAACAGATTCAGGGATATACCAATTCGGTTACCTGTGCCCCCTACGAACACGCCCTCTGTGGTATCGAATGCAAGCCCTCGAAACGACAATCCGACACTCTCCTCATCCGCAATGCCAATGTCTCCGCCAACGGTGGCTTGGTCCTCGACTCCGGCTATGACACTCTCTTCGATCTCTGTGAATTCTTCATAGCGACTGAGGGTTGCCAAGCCGCTTCGGTTAAGCTTGGTCAGATCTGGGTTACGTATGAGATTCAACTCCTGAATCCCATTGTACCCCTCGTCCAGGCCTTTAACCCCGGTCTTTCCCTCATCTCTCCAGGGGGAACGACCCACCCGTCGACCGACCTTTTCATCGCCACCGCTGCCATCGTCCCTCAGCAATGGTCAATCACACCATTAGCTTACGGACTTGGCACGGCCGCTACGGCGTCGGCAAACCGAATCTACCTTCCGAATATCATCCCTGGTGACTACTGGCTCCAATGTAAATACATTTACACTGCTGTTACTACCACCACGGGATTCGGGATGACCGTTTCTTCGGGCATCATCCAAACAGCCGGCACCGATATCTCCTTCCCTCAGGGGGGAGCTACATCGATTGCCAATTTCTGTTGGATTATCCCATTCGAAGTCGTCACCTCGAATTCTTCGACGTATATTACGCTTTCCGGCCTCCCCGTAGGCAATATCGATCGCCTCCAGATCGATATCATTAGAACTCCCGGTTCCATCTCCGTAATCGGGTTCTAATCGACCAGACCTTCAAGTCCTTGACAGGACTTTAAATCATAGTCGGCGGCCCTTCCGTCCTCAGGAAGGGGTCTCTCGTGAATCACCGCACGGTCCTACCAAGGACTGGCTCTGCGATTCGTCGCG